TTGTTAGCACAATCGGATTGCTGTAGTTTGTAATAGGAATCCATTTTTTCAAAAATATCCTGATCAAACTTTCCGTATCCAGATAACCCCATGACTTTTCCTGCGTAAATTAGGTTACCCCACCACCAGTTAAATTCTTTTTTTATAGGAGATAAGTAGTGACCGACAGCAGCATATGGGACACAAATGTCCTGAGTTGTTGTGTGTATTTTTGAAATCTCTTTTCCTTCTGCCAACCATATATTGAAGTGACCCTCATCAGATCCTCCGTCAAATGTAACTACAAGAGACTTTTCGAAATCAGTTTGGTAAAGAGCGTTGTAAACATGAGCCTTATGATGAGGCATCCAAATAAAATTATCTGCTGGAATCTCTTCTAGTAGCTTTAATTCTGAAGGACAACTATTGTTTATACAATTGTCATATCTATACGCTCCATATTTGTCTCTAAAGTAATCTATTATCTCAGCTAAAACTTTAGTTGGGTTTTTTAGCGGAAAATGACAACAAAATGCAGCATTTTTAATGTCAGTCCATCTTTCGACTTCCACAGCCTCCAATACATCACCTCCTTTTGATATACACAAAGAAGCGTTGTGAGACCCATATATCCCTATGTTAAAACCTTCTTTCTCATATTTCCAGTGGTAGTCCCAAGTTTTGTCCCAACTCCACGACTCTGATAGCCAAGGAAATGTATCGTAGTTCAAAGCACCCCTATTGAAGTTAGTTCCTTCTCTATGCATGTCTTTCCTTCCAGACTGCCCTCTAAGTATGTTTATGTAGTCCGAGAAGGTCGATAAGAAGCTCCCTAAGAAGGTTTCTCCCATGGAGCATACTATCTGATCCACCATTAACTCTTCGTGGCTATCTAGCCCTAGATTAAAGTCGCTAAGAAATCGTATGTCGTACTTTTTTTGTAGGTCAGAGAAAACGTTTTTATCTTTTTCATCTGTAGCAACATATGTTGGCACGTCTGTTCTGATTCTATTTGCAATATCAGTAAGCAGATTTTCTGTTTGCGCCTCAGAATGGTCTTTTCTTGTTTGAAGAAAATCATTTCGTCTTATGTGTAAGGAATCAAATTCACCTCCTAAATCATCTACGATTTGTTTAGCGATATAGAAATATTTTTTCTTGTACTGTACTCCTAAGTTTACTTTACGAGTAACCTTGTTTCTTGTAGAGATATTCTTTCCGTATACGTGGTAATAATAATGTCCAAAAAGGTTTCTTGGGAAGTGCAAAAATTTATCCTCAACATCCAGATTTATACCAGTTCTTCCTTGTGCGAAAGAATTATAATCGTTTTGATCATCAATGCCACAATACATGAAATAATCACGGTCTGGACCATTCATGGGACCAAATTTGTCATCTTGATCACCAAAAGTTATTACTTTGGCAATACTAGATACGTTTTCAAAGTATTGGGTTTCGTTTTCTAACGAAGCGTATTCTGGAACATCATAATAATCAATACAGTCAAAATTCTCATAAAAAAGGTCCTTGTCTAAAGTAGAAAACATGTCAAACCAACTAGACTTATCTTCCCATTCAGAAAGAAATAAACAGTATATTTTTGGAGGTATGATCAGCTTCCTTCCTGTTATTACAGATATAGCAGCTACTATCTCATAGGTCATCCTTATGTTCGAGTATCCCCCCCACCAAGGATCAAAAGATATGTACTTAGTTTCCGACATACTCCCAGTCTTTTAGTCTATAATGAACAAACATGTTATTAAAGCTAGTACCTCGGAATATTGTGTTTCTACCATGTTGGCAGGTAGCTGATTCATATAAGATCATTTCACCTACATTAGCAGTTACGTTATGCCAACTACCATCGTGTGCTTGTATGTCTAATCCCCAATCATCTGCCTCTGGCTTATTTACACATCCACAAGCTAAGTCTTTATCTACGATAATTATTGATGATATGTGGTGAGTAGCTATTCTGTCTCTATGAAACTGAAGAGCAGCACCCCTCATATAAGATCTTATTCCATATATAAATGTTGGCTCTATACTTTCTTTTGCGAATTCCTGATGCAAGGGAAGTAACATATTATGAACCATAAGTCTTTTTTCTGGAAGACTATTTATATCCATTATATAGCTAGTTATTCCTTCTCCTGGAATAATAGACTCCTTTCCTTCAAATCTTTCTTCAACGCCTCTTTCCTTAACCTCAGCATACATCTCCTGTATAACACTCCAGGCTTCTTCAGGAACTTTTACAACTTTAAATCCTACTGGATCTATTTTGGGTAAATCCTCCCATCTACTAAATGTTTTGGCTGGAGTATTGTTTTTACTGTGATGAACCGAAGCCAGCTGAGTGTCAAGAGCATTGTTCCATGGCTTTTCTCTCCACCAGGAAGTCACTATGTATTTAGATCCAGAAATAACATCTGAGCCCTCGTGAAGCGTGTCTCTTTGCAGCTCACCATCTTTCATATCATACCACCAAACAGCCTTGCCTTTTTCTGGCTTTACAGAAGTTTTCAAGCTTGGGAAATTAGTTTCTCCTCCTTCAAAATCATCATTTAAATAAATCATGAATGTGTGAGTCCTGTTACCAGAGTGTAGACAATGATTTGTGTATGAATCTCCTTCAAAAAAATCATTATGAGGTCTAAAGTACTGACCAGGGTCATATTTTTGCCCCTGAAGATCCTCTCCTCTAATCAGATCTACATTAAGTTCTTTTGCTATTCTAGTTTGTATTAATACAGAAAGTTCTTCTTTTCCTAAGTTGGATGTTGAAGATGTTCTAGCCGAATCATACTTTGATTGATTTGATCCAGAACCAGCTACACTAGATCTTGTGTTTGATTCGTCGATTCTTTCGATTAGTTTATCGCACTCTTCATCCGATAAAAAGTTTGGAATTTCTACTAACATTATATTTATATTTAATTATATTCATTTAAAAACCACCATTTGCTGCAACGCATCCAGAGCAATCATTGAATTCACTTACCCAAGAAAGAGTAGGAGAGCTGTTGGATGGCTCCATTAAGGTGTAACACTCTGCATCACTAGCCAGCACTATATCTCCTGTTACTATTGAACCAGAGCTGTCCCATGCAAGATACTGATTATTTTGTCCATCTCCTCCTGCGCAAGGTTGTAACCTCCAGGAAGCATAAGATACTGGTGGTGGTGCCACTGGTGGAGCTACTGGTGGTGTCGATGAGTCTAAACACTCTTGACAGCTATCAAACTCTTCAGAAACAGTGACAAGACCACCGCTTTGATTAGATTGCAACGAATCTGTTTCGTAACAAATTCCATTGCTTGCTTTTATGAAAACACCTGCATCTAACGACCCATCGTCTAGAACCTGTTGAGTTGCTAAAGATCCGTTACTGCAAACTCTTAAGTTCCAATAACCAGCAGCCGTTGTAGTTGTAGTGGTTGTGCTTGTTGTAGTGGTCGCTTCAGTTGTGGTAGTTGTTGTGCTAGTCGTTGGTGCTGCACAAGCAAATATACTAGTTATTTTACCTGATGAGTTTACAGTATATGCAGAAGATGTTATTATAGAATAATATATTCCATCCGCCAATAAGTTCTGTGCATTCATGTCAGTATAGAAAACATCGTTTACAGCAGGTAAATTTGAATTTCCTGGAAGGAAATAAAATTCAGAATTAGCACCTCCATCTGTAGGATGAGCACAAGCCTCAATTGTAGAGTTGTGACTGTGTATAGATAGTGTAAACGGAGATATAATATTAGAAGACGTAGTTGTGGTAGTAGATGTACTAGTAGTAGTAGTAACTGGGTCTATGTTTGGTAGACATGTTGATATATCAAGATATGGAGCAACATAATCAGGATCACCAGCAACATTTGGTTTTACCTGACCAGTATCCACACCGTTAACAAATTTTCTTAATTCCGTTACTACAACGACACCCGAATTAGCCATTACTTTTTACTTTATGCAAATTTAATGATTTTTACGATTCGCTTCTTTAAGTGTTTCATAATACAAAAATGAACATCTTTTTTCGTCTAACTTTAAATCTGTATCAAAAGGGGAATTGTTTATGTATGCTCCTTTATAAAACATTCCGCTAGACGAGTCAGTAACTCCAGCATTGTGAAATATTGAGCATTCATCCCATCGATTTAAAGCGTCTGTAGCCCAGCAAAAATCCAATTCCTTTTCTACCCTGGTCTCTATACCTCTCTTCCAGGCATTCCAAATTGTAGCCCACATTTCAGCAGTCCAAACCTGAAGCATATGATACTCTGGATTATTCTTGAGTTTGGCTCTTTCATATACGTTAGTCATTTTATATAAATTAACTCCCATATCCCTACATTCCTTCCAAAACTCAGCGTCAACATTTCTTAAAACGTATTGAGCGCCTCCTGAATTCTTTTGATTTTTCTTTACTAGTTCTTCATCTATTCCTGCTGTTATAAGCATCGTCTCCAAAGTATCCCTTCCTTTGCCTATTATATATTCATACCCAAGATAACTAACGGTGTCGCTTAAATGCCATGTATCACTATTCTCATATTTTTCTAGTCCAGGATTTTTAATAAATATGATATCACTATCATGAAAAAAAATGCTTTCGTGTTTGAGTTCAGGATATTTTTCATAGTGCTTGTACAGTAAATGATGCTTAATACTGGGTATGTACGTCTTATCTGGACGATCGTCTTCATATCTATGTACTGATACTCCAGGATACTTTTCTTCTAAATAAGAAAAACAAAGCTCTTCGCTAACCCTGTCAGAAGCTATAGAACAAAGTATTTGCACATCAGACAAATTAACGCCTACCTTCTCAAAAGAGAAAAGCATAACATCAATCTGCCAAGCGAAATATTTTATTTCTGGCTGACAGCTTATATATTTCATGATTCTTATTTAAAATAAAATTACGAATAAAATTTTAAAAATCACAATTTCTTAAACCATGTCTCCGCAATTTAAGTTACAGTCTTTAAGCGTAGCGTACATAGGATTGTTGGCTGTTTGGAAACACTCGCCCCCAAAACAACTGTATCCTGAAATCGTTGGCGCTGGCGATGGCGATGGTGCAGTCGGCGCTGGTGATGGCGCTGCTGGTGCAGGCACAGGTGATGCAGGTACAGGTACTGGCGATGTCGTAAATACAGGCGCAGGTACTGGCGGTGCTGTAGGCGGTGCTACTGGAACCGTTGTAAATACAGGCGCAGGTACTGGCGGTGCTGTAGGCGGTGCTACTGGCGATGGAGACGGCGCTGTTGGTGGCGGTGGCGCTGTCGGCGCTGGTGCTGGTGCTGGTGATGGCGCAGTCGGCGCTGGTGATGGCGTTGGCGATGGAGCAGTCGGTGGTGGCGCAGTCGGTGGCGCTACTGGAGGTGCGGTTGGAGGTGCAGTTGGAGGTGAGAGCCTTGATTCGCATGCTACACAATCATCATAACCTGCCGTTATATCATTTGTGTTTGGACTGCCTCCAGCTACTATTTCGTAACAAGCTCCATTGTATATTACTGCTATTTTAACATTTCCAACTTGTGGGTCTGTTGTTCTAACCTGAACATCTGGAAGTGTTCCGTCGCAACTTTCCGCTAACCAATAAGAGTACGAACTTGTTGGTGCAGGAACTGGTGCAGGAACTGGTGCTGGACTAGGCGCTACTGGTGTAGAAGATTCGCAATCTGTACAATCTGAATGTTCACTAACTACAGTTTGTGTTGCAGCTCCATTAGATTGGAAACTATCAATTTCATAGCAAACTCCGTTTGATGCTTTTATTACAGTTCCTAAATCTAGATTAGAATCATAAGCTATCTGTTGGTTTGCTAATGCTCCAGAGCATAAGCGCAAGTTAAAATAACCTGCTGATACTGGAGGCGTTGTTGGAGGCGTTGGAGTTCCAACAGTACAAGTTGTTGCTTCTGTTGTTAATACCCAGCTGTTACTTCCACTCTGTCTGCTTACGCTTCCTTGTTGAGCACAGAAATCAGGTGTTCCAGAATCAGCTAATACTACTTGGTTCGAAATTAAGTTTCCATCACAATCTCTGTATTGGAAAGTTAAGTTTTGACTGAAATCATTGTTTTGTATTGAGTAAGTATAACAAGGTGTAGAAGCTACAGGCGGTGCTACTGGAGGTGCTACTGGAGGCGCAGTTGGAGGTGTGGTTCCACTACAAGCTACTCTAGTGTTTGTTACGGTTAATGAAGCCCCCTCATGTGAGAATGATTGACCACATACTGTTATTTGGTCTCCAAACGGAACACTACCAGAGATTGTAGCTCCATCACATCTTAAATAAGTGAAAGAGTCATCTTCTAATGGGTTACCATCATTACCAATTGTAAATTCAAAACAGTTTGATGATGCTACTGGAGGTGCTACTGGAGGAATAGTTGGTGGTGCCACTGGTGGAGTTGAACATGAACTAAAAGTAAATACAAATCCACTAGTTCCTACTTGAAAAGAGTTTCCATTGCTTCCGTACTGATCTTTAAAATAGGTGTTTCCACCATTATATAGTGTAGTTAATCCAGAATCCAAATATAACGCATGACCATTATTATAACTCTGCGCAACACTTGTGTCTCCATAAGAGTTGTAAACAGTGACTGGCGCTCCTGTTGCTGCACAAGCGATAGATGAACTAGACCATCCTTGCAATGGGTTTGTCCCACTAGATGTGTTGGCGTAAATAACAAAAGAGGCAACAGACGGTGGGGCTACTGGTGGCACTGTTGGAGGTGTGGACCAGGTTACTCCTAAATAATCTTGATAAGTTCCATCTACGGTAACTCCATAAACCACATTTCCATCAGTAGATTCAGAAACACTAACAGATTTGCTGCTTAATCCCTGGGCGGAACCTCCAGTCCAAGCCCATGTAGATCCAGTAAACTCATAGTCTTCTCCCGTAAGAGTAATGCTAGATCCTGTAGTTGCGCTACTTGGTCCTAATAAATCAATATAAGGTGTAGCCACTGGTGGTGCTACTGGTGGCAATACTGGCGGCTCTACTGGTGGTTCAGAAGTCGGTGGCGCTACTACTGGTGGTGCTACTGGCGGTGCCACTGGTGGTGCTACTGGTGATGGCGTTGGAACAGGAGGGGTAGGTATTGTTACAGGAGCTGGCACTGGCACAGGTACAGGAACTGGTACGGGAACTGGTACAGGAACTGGCACAGGAATAACCGCAGGTGCAGGTACAGGAGTTTGCACTTGCTCACAATAGTACTTGCCTATCTTCCAAACTACGGATCCTTCTCCACAATTGTAATCATCCTCTTTCCATTCTATAACTGGATCCTGAACGCTAATGACATATAAATCATTGTAAGGGTCGTAACCTCCTACAATTTTATGATGATCTGCAGATCCTATATTGGTTCTAAACCAATCTTTCATTCCGTACTTAGAAATCTCATCTAAGCCATTTGAATCTAATTTTAATACAATACCTCTCTTGTCGTCAGTCCAAAACAAATCATTGTACCATTTAGCAAAAGACTCTGGAGATGTTGACATTCCATACTCTCCTACAAAGGGAACTTGAGATCCTAAAACATCGTTTGTAGACGACACGTTTCCAGAACCATCAGCATTGTAAAGTACTGATTTTCCGTACATTACTTTGCTAGTTTTGTTTTCTTGAATAACTATTAGATCTTGATCTCTTGAAACTATTTTCTGTAAAGAACCATACTTATCATCGAGATCCATGAACCCACCTAAGGTTAAGTTAAATTCATTTAATCCATTAAAGTTTGTTGTTTGTTCGTAAACTCCACCATAGGTAAGTGAGCTTATTCTGTTATTTTCTGCGTATCCAGAATAGTTAGTTAAAGGTCTTGCGTTATGCAATAGCTCTGGAGCATTAAAAGCATCCTTATACTTGTAGCTCTCTATTGCATTACCCCAGGTAAAAGCATTAAAGAAATCTAAAGTAATTAAGGCTGCTTGCTCAGAATCTTGATTACTATCGTCAGTAGCTCCCAAGTGATATCCCTGACTAGACACACGATAAGTTTCGCCTATTTCGTAGAAAATATCGCTGTTAGTTACCTTGGGCTTAGTCTCTAATACAAGTAAAGAATCATCTCTATCTTTTAATACTATATTCCATGAAGCCTCAGCGTTTATGTTTTTACCTATCTCAGTGTCTATAATTGTAGCTCCAAATAGACTTAAATTAACGCTTCCAGTCTGATATAAGTTAGACTCTATTATTAAATGTATAGGGTCCGAAATATTGTTATTTATAGCTAAAACTCTAGTTCTGGTTCCATTGTTGTCAGTTGAAACACCTCTTCTCCATCTGATATTTCCTTCTGGAATATCCTTGGTCATCTCTTCTTTCATCTGCTCGTGCCACCATTCCTCTATATTTGGATAGTATCTACTAGCAGTGTATGTTGCTGAAAATGTAGTTGATTGAGAGCCTTTATATTCAGTGTAAAACAACCTCATGCTACTTCCTGGACCAACTTCTTCGCTACCTTCAAAGCCTTGTAGCACGGTCTGACATCTTACATCTTCATCGTAAACAATTGGTTTTCTAGCCAAAACACTCCATTTTTCACCCAAAAAGTGACCAGTGGTTGATCCAAAAGAAATAGAAAGTCCATCGGATAATGATTGTGTTCCAGAAGTGGATACATTTTCTACCCAGTCTCCAGTCCCTTCCTCGCTAGTAGATCTCCACTTGAAAGTGTCTGTTCCAGTAACTCCGTCAATAACGATCTCGAACCTTTGATCGAAGCTACCAGAAGGGGTTCCGCTTATAGTTACGTCATTATTCTGACCCTCTGTTACAGCGTAGTAATAAGGTCCTTCAAATGCATTTAAAAATTGTCCACTTAATCTAGGATCGTCTCCTCCAGACTTATCTTTCGTGTCGTCGTGGTTTTGACTTGATTTCTTAGTATACCCATTATCGTTAATGTTATACTTCGTAGGCTTCAGCTTAATATAAGTTCCCTCTTCCTGTAGAATTTCTCCAGGAGAAGCTGTATCTAGACTATCTAAAAAGTTTCTATTTTTCTGACCATACTCAAGAACTTTTGTTTCTATGTATGTATTTTTTATACCAGAAGTATCTGATTTAACAACAAGGAAATCTCCCTCTTTAAATTTGTCAACATCAGATTTCTCTACTTTAACCCATACAAATTCATTGTCCTTATGGAAAATAATGGGGGTTATAGTGTCGTATTGAGTTTTGTTTTCTTTTATAAATAACCTGTAATACTTAGCCCACTTAGGAGCAATATTATTTATAACTAATTGTAATGTGTTTCTATTTATACAGTCATTTACAGGAACGAAAACACTGTTGTTTTCACAAGTCATTACAGTAGACATTCTGCCGTAATCATCTAAATACACAATACCAGCTTCGTAACTTCTATTGCTTTTTGCGGTTCTAGACGGATTTCCTGGTTGAACTGGGAACGATATTTTGTTTAAGGTAAAATCAAAATTTATATCGTTATTATTGTAGTCAACCATGTTGTAGTTTTCAGTATAATTACCGTAAACTAATCTGTTTCCAATAAGCTCTTGAGTTTGAGCTTTCAGTGGAACAGCATCATAGAGCCTGCTCATTTCATCAGAAGGAAGCGTAGTGTAAACTTTGCTGTTTTTAAAAGGAAATATGTAACTCTTGTCATTCTCAAGACCAAGTTTTACTTTATCAAAAGTCTCGACAACATATAATGTTGTGGACTCTGATTCTCTAAAAACAAGCTCTATAGAAGCTACGTTTGGTCCTCCTGTATTAAACGTTACGTTTGCTTGATTAAATTCATTCTGCATTGACTCATTAGTAGCCTCTTCGTAGTCGTAAAAAAACAATTTAGCCTGAAAAGCATACTCACTAAAAGGGCTTAAAGCACTAATCTCACCGTCAAGATACTTATATCTTGTCGCAAATTGAACAAATTTATCTCTAATAAAACTCTCATCTTTATTGCCAGATTTAACTAATTCTATTTCTGGCTGAAATAATGGCGGTTTAACAATGACACTAACGTCTTCATCAGAAAATCCATTAACATTCCAGGATCTAGCCCTGTCTATGTTTATTTTTCTTGGAGGATTATGTCCGTCTGTCCAAAACAAATAAACTCTATTCTGATCAGTGTCATTTAATATGTTTGCACTGTGTATTTTTTTATTCTTTTGAAAGTTCAATACATTGTCTGGAGCCTGTCTAGTGTCTGATAAAATAATAGACGAAACGCCTAAGACATGATCATACTCACAGATGTAAGAAGATGTTGTAGTAGCTACGAACCAATACATTTTATTGTTAGCGTCATCAGCTACGGCTCCAACAGTTTCGGGAGAATCGCCACTGAAAGTTAGTGGCAAGCCAGCCAGCTTGTTTGATTTTGCATTCTTAAGAACGCCAGTGTCAGCGTCTATAATACTAGATACAGTGACGTTTTCGGCATGAGTATATTCATCCTTTTTCAAAAGACGCTCATCTGCGTCCTTATTCATTCTGCCAGAAAGAAATGTATTTTTTAATTTCATTATTTAATCCACTTATCTTTGCCCTTCAAACTTTGTACTAAGTCGTCAAAATTAACATTCATCAATCTAATCTTAGCGTTTCGAAGTTTGGCAGAAGCCTCTTTTTTAGCTCTTCTAACGATGTATTCTTGTACTCCAAATTTTCTATTAACAATTTCCGCCTGAAGATAACTATATATATAATCTTCAGCAAGTTTATTTACCCTCAAAGTATCATCAGAGCCAGAAGAAAGACCATCCGATATGTATTCTAAAACAATAATAGTTCCGTCACTAAGATGAGAACTGAATTTTATTTGACCTGCTTGCTTGTCTATAATGAAGCTTCCGTTTTTATTTGAATCAGACGTGCTCATTCCAAATCGACCACCAGTGTGTTCAGCTTCCAATGAGTCATAGTCTATAGATCTTTGTGTGTTTACGTTAGACCTTGTTTCCGCAAGGCTTTCAGCCTCTTGCAAGTCTCCATTTGCATCAAATAAAAAGTTTCCATCCTGATCCTGTAAGTAGGCATCAGCAATAGCATTGGTTCTGTTTACAACCAAAGGATGCAATCTTCCATCATCATCTACCCAAGACATTCTAACTGCCTGAACATAATCAGACGGCATAGTTATTCTAAGAGTCTCAGAGAGCTCTATTTCAATCTTCTTTACCTCTTTTAACGCATCGTAATTAAGCTCTTGTATAGCTCTTTTAGCGTAATGGATCACTTGATACCTAGGAATGTCATTAATTATTTTATCATCACCAACATTCATCAACAAAAAATTATTGATTATGTCCTTTAAAAGAACGTACTGGTAGTTTCCAGATTGAGTAGGATCGTTATAATAGTCTTGTGAGCTCATCTATCTAGGTTAAGTTTTCTTTTTCGTATTCCTTATTGTCTTGTCCTTCCGCAACACTAACAACATCCTCTGCCCTGATAGTAACACCAGCATATCTTAGTATCTTAACGATAAGCTGTGTCTCCTCTTCTGGATGCAATTCAAAGTCCTGGAAATCGCTTGCGCTTGGGTTGTAGATAGGATCTCCTCCAGGAGTTGATAAATAAGTCCATTTGGGTGTTGAAGGTGTTCTATAGTATATTGCTTGTGCGGATTCAGGCACAGGAAACATATCTATTTCATTTCCGTATCTAGTGTATATTCTATATTTCTCAGAAGGAGAGGCTAGATTAGCCTGTTTCAAATAAAAAAACTCAGTCTTATCAACCTCCTCTACTATATCATCAACAGACTCTGTTGTTACAGTAACGGTGTTGAGAATATACATGTCACTGGGTAAAGTGAACGTGTAGTTAGCACCAACAGCCAAATCGCTCTTTTTGGTGAAAATATCAAGCTTGTGCGATATGTCTTTTACCTCATCCGCCGCCCCTCTAGACCCTTTTCTGTTATTCTTATTAGCTATCGCCTTTCTATAGTTATCAAAATACTCTTGATAGATCTCTAGTTGAGCTGCTTTTGCAAACAGATTAAATTCGCTAGGGGATATGTATCCGCTATTGTCTTTATCTATGATAGATAGAACAGTGTTTCTGATGCTATTAATCATCTCTTATTTTTATACAAATTTACAAAAAAAAGAAACCCCTCTTTTTCGGGAGGGGCTCTTCATTAGTGTAGTGGTTTTACTATAGTTTTTTAACAATAGCTTCCATTAAGTCCATCCCATCATCTGTTTTAAAATAAGATGCTAAAGCAGCGATTGGATTCTGTCCAAACGGTACGGTTAAAACTTTTTGGGCTGACTTATCATTCCAAACTATAGTTCTGTTGTCATCTTGAATGAGAAGTAATGCATGATCAACAGCTCTTATAGCTAAATTTCTAAGCTTTATATCTGGATCATTAGCATAATCCAAGAATTCTTTTGGATTAGAACGAGCATAAAGGATCATATCTCTTTTAATTTCAGAAGAAGTCATCTTAGAAACACCTGATCTATAAACTATTCTAGCGATAGCCTCAAGCTCTTCTATCGGCATTTCTCTAGCGGTTATTTGAGCATCTAAAATAAACTCTTCCAGATCGAGCTCCTCTTGTGCGTCTCTGTGCGGATCCCACTCCTCATAAACCTTTCCTCCGTCAGGATGGTATATGCTTAGGAACTTCTGTAAGTTCGTGTTGTTTGCAGGGACAGTAAGGTCTCCATTTTCAAATTCAATAGCAGTTGAAATAACATATCCATCTTGCTCATCCATAAAAGGAGTCATTGAATTTGAAGCGTATCGAAGAGGTCTATAATTCTCTCCGTCAAAATATTGTAGTGGTTTGTTTGGGTGATGTGACGACCTTAGTAAATAAGTAATCGGACTTTTGTTTCCAAGAAGAACGTATCTTCTATCTTTAACGACCCAGGTTTCTTTAGCAGAAGTCTGCGCTTTTTTTGTAGTTGCCATTATAATTAAAATTAAATTAGATTAAAATGTAAGAGTTACCCCCGTAATTAAAACGAGGGTAATTCCTACAATAAATATTACTTCAATAATACGAAGTTGTTAGCTCCCATAACACAAAGTGCACGCTCACTCAAGAAGTGTACTTGCATTGCATCAAGATCGCTAGTGCTAGCTCCTCCAGCAGAACCTAAAGTCCAAGTTTTGTACTTTCTGTCTTCTGCTTCAGATTTTCTATAACGTACGTGTAAGAAAGGACGCTTAGCGTTTTTCCCTAGAACTTGGTCATAGATAGTAGTTGTACCAGCTGGTACTACTACACCATCGATATCTTCGATAGCTCCACGAGTCGTAGCATCGTTTAAGTATTTCCAGTCAGACTTGTAAAAGTCGTATCCGATATTGAATCCAGAGAATCCAAGCTCAAGAGCCATGTCTTTGTCATTATCGAATAAACCGAAAGAAGCAGCTCCAGCAGTTCCGTAAGTGTTCAATCCAGCTAACATATTGTCAATCTCGAAAGATTTAGCTCTGTTAACGAACATTACGTTCTCTTGAATAGCTCCTTGCTTATCAAGAACCTTTACGATAGCTTCTACGTCAGTCTTCTCTGAAATAGATCCAGTAGCAATGTTACCACGAGACTCAATAGCAGAGAAAAGACCTTCTGTACCTTTGTATCCAGCTGTTTTAGCAGCAGATCCAGCAGCAGCAAGTTCTCCTTCAACCATAGAAGTTTCTAGGTAATCTTCGAAACGTAAACGAGTTTCGTGCTCAGACTTCAAATACCATAAATATCCAGTAGCTCCGTTTTCAGTAGTTACTTCAATCCATCCGATTTGAGCCATGTCAGAACCAGCTACCTCGTACTTGTCTTTGATAATAATCGGGCTATTCTCAAAGATGTCAGAGTTAGCTTCTAATGAGCCAGACATTCCGTTAGTTCCTTTTTTGAATTCAGAACCATATACATATACTGTTAAACCAGTTGTACCAGCTAATCCAGCAGCAGTTAAAGTAGAACCGCCATAAGCAGCTACAGTAATATCATCTGCGTTTGCACCAGTAATAAGAGCTTTAGCAGTAGTCACTCCGTCAGAAATGATAACTGTTTGATTTACTCTAAAGCTATGTGCAGTTGCAGAGATAGTCTCTCCTGTACGAGTAGCAGCTTTCACGATAACGTGTAAACGCCCTTGTTCAGACCATTTGATTAAGTCAGAGTTTGAAGGTACTTCAGCCCCTACTAAACGCAAGAAAGATGCGATAGAACGGTTTCCGTAGCGCTCAAATTCTTTTTCATATAAATCAGGGAGATATTGATTTAGGAAATCAAAATCTGTGATGTAGTTTGTTGATAACACTGCCTTTGAAGGAGCAGGTGTTATAGCAACTCCAGCAGGAGTTGGATTCATTGTTACAGCCATTTTTTAAAAATTTTAGGTGTGTTGTTTTTATCTTTTTCTAATTCTCAATTTAGAACCTCCATCCTCGCTAACAGCTCTGAACTTAACCTTTCCGTCTTCTGAGCTTCCAACA